TTTTCGACCCCCCCACCCCCATGAAACTCTGACACCACTTTGAAACCCCAACCCAAACACCAACAAAATTATTTTCTCCAACTCGTGAACATTTCACTTGACACAACTCACACCCTCACGTATACTGGGTTCATGAGTTGAACAGACTCCACGCACCTTGACAACCGAATGACCTACGCAACACTACTCAAGGAAGGTGGGAATTATGACCAACGTCAAAGACTACCGCAACATCGCTATGCATCTGTCAAACCGGTTTGAAACCCATGTGGAGTTCAACGGCGCACTGATGGCCCACACGGTTACCGACGGTTCGCACACGCTGTTTGCCGCATACGTCGATGAATCAACCGCAGATGTGGAGAGGGCTATCAAGGTTTGCCGGGCGAAGCTCGCTGATTACTATGCATGATCTGTTCCCATGGCAAGAGTACACCGCAGGCCAAGAACTCTATCACCTGCGCTGGTTTGTCACCGATTACGACTACAAACCAAAACCCGAAAAGGTGCCGAAGCATTTACCGATGGTAGCCCGCATGGGCTACCTCGATGCTTTGCACAGCGACATAAAGAGAGGTGTATACGATGGCGTCAGTTTTTCACGTGGCCGTTGATGTCACTGACGATCGCATCAACTTCCACAAGCACATAGAAGCCGACGGCTTGCATTACGCGAACCTGACGGCCAGCATCGCCCGAGACATTGCGGGGTTGTGGCGTGAAGCCTATTGGGAGTACGTCACAACCCAAGCGTTGAAGAATGCGAGCAATCCGCATTACGGCGTAGTCATCACCGAGGTTATGAAGGGAGGTGATGCCGAATGCCCTACACCCGATACACGGCGACGGTCGTTTATGCCGCCACTTACGACACCGCCGAGGGCCGACTAAGATACGCCAAGCAGTTTCAAGACCTCGATCTATCCACACTAATTAGAAGGGTGGTTGATTGGGCGCTCACAGAGCCGGAAGAAACGCTTGACTGTATCGAACTCGAAAACGTGAAGGTGGTGTTTGAATGATCGACGTGACAATCCACTACACCGCTGTGCCGGTGGGTCGGAAGAACCGCTACCCGCGCCAGTACCGTTTTGCTTGCGGCACATGGCCGGGCGCACTCGATCAGATTTTGAAGGCATGGGAGCGTATCGAGGTTTTGGAAAACAACCCGCACTATGTCAGCGTGGATGTTGAAGAAACTTCCGTGAACTTGGGTACAAACCCTTGCGGCCATGAATATGGCGTGATATCTTGTGAACCACTAAAAGGGAAGGAGGTGTAAACATGGCAACTGTTCGACGCACCCTGATTGCCACCACTGCCGAAGTGGTGGACGAGAACGGCAACCACGTTGGCGAAGTCCGCAAGGACGGACGCGCCACGGCTGCACGACTGGCGAATATCGCCCGTCGCGAGTACGGCAACCCGCTGATGACCATCCGTAACATCTGCGAAGATACGGTGACGTACTCGATGCCCGAAACGGAGTTTTTCAAGCTGGCTACCATCGTCGGAACCGACGAAGCCGATCCCGAGAAAGAAGGAGAGTAACACATGCCCGAGAACGAAATCATCGAAGCTGTGCCGCAGGACGAAGGAAACGAGTTGCTGGCACCCGGCAACTCGATGAACAAGACGCTTGACACGATCATTGCCGAGGTGTCCGAGAGGGGCTACCACACCACGTTCGAGGTCGAAACGATGGCCGGTAAGCGCAAGCTGTTCAAGGCCACCAACGCCGCCCACCTGCTCCGCGAGTATATGGAAACGCCGATTCAGGCCGTCCATATGGCATTCAGCCCCTCCGAGGTTGTCACCGAGGACGGCGAGCTGAAAACGGTGCTCGCGGGGTATATCATCGCCGAGGACGGCGAGGTTTATATGTCATCCTCGCAGGGCGTCATCAAGTCCATGGTTCGCCTGATCGACCAGTTCGGCGACCCGAACGAGTGGACGGAACCCGTGCCCGTCGTGTGCCGCGAGACGAACACCAACCGGGGCCGACGCTACAAGTTCCTTGACGTAGAATAACAACATATGGTATAGCGAACATTTGTCCGCTACCATGACGGCCCTCGTGACACGCGAGGGCCGTTGCTGTATACTGGGTGAAAAACGGGCGCAGCCCCCGAATGGGCGGGGGGCTGCTGGGAAGGAGGGTGCCACATGCCGAGTAAACGACGCACGAAGCTAGATCAGGAGATCAGCCGAGTGCAGAAGAACACCCGAAACAAATTGTACCGCATCCGCGCCAAGGGCGCAACTAACGTCGATGAATTTGATCCAAGGTTGCCGGTGTCCGAGATTCGGAAGATGACGGGTTCGCAAAAGACGGCGTACCTTCGTAGGCTTCGACAGTTCAACCAACGTTCTAACTCGTTTTACGTGCAGCCGCAAAACGGCGTGGCGCTTCCCATGGGCGACTATGCCCGCTACAAGGCCGCCGAGCAGCGCGCCAACGATGCGCGGCTGGCGTTACGCAAGGCCATCGAGGACGTAGCGAGCGAATACGACTTGATGGATATCAGCGATGATCCCGACTTTGCGGCGTGGACAACAACCCGTTTTGATACGCCCTATGATATCTATATCCCCCAGACAAATAAGTTTCATGACCTCGTGCCCGTTCACATGAAAGCGGGTTTTCCGTCCGTGTCCTCCCTGAAACGTGAAACGGAGAGGGCCGAGAAGTCTCTCACAATCATAGAACGCCATCGCAAGCAATACCGGAGTTGGAAAAAGGGCATCCGTAACAAGATGAACGAAAACGGGTTTGGAGCGCTTGGCAAACGCATTTCCAACCTGACCAACGCACAAATTGACTGGCTCCATTACTACACCGACTTTGATCAACTCGTGTCTAACTTCCGCTACGTTTCGGAACTTGACGAGGGCTATACCGACCTCGTGGATGACTACACGATTGAACAGCTCGAAGATATCCTTGATGCCGCTAACCGTATCCCGCGCACCGCCAAAAGGGCCGAAGTCAACATACCCAAGGCGAAGAAACCCGCTAAGCGCAAGCGTCGATGATCGAGTACGCTGCTGACTTTGAAGCAACAACACAAGAGGAAGATTGCCACGTGTGGGCTTGGGGAGTTGCCGAAGTCTCACGATCACCGGAAGAAACTTTCGCATACGGCGCGGATATCGAGGGTTTCATAGAGTGGGCTACGGATAACCCCGGCCGGTACTGGTTTCACAACTTGGGGTATGATGGCAAGTTCGTAGTTTGGTGGTTGCTTGAACACGGCTTTCGCTGGGTTCCCGACAAGCCCCAGATAGGCGAGTTCACCACTCTCATTAGCGACATGGGGCGCTGGTACTCGTTAGAATGGGCCGGGGAACAAGGCCGGGTTAGGCTGGCCGATTCGTTCAACAAGCTGCCCTTCAAATTGTCTATCGTGGCGGGTGCGTATGGCCTAGAGGTGACCAAGGGCGAGATTGACTATGATTTGCCGCGCCCGCTCGGTTACCGCATGACCGATCTTGAACTAGACTACCTGCGCCGTGACGTGTTCATCCTCGCGCAAGCAATGTCGCACCGCTTGGAAATGGGGGCGAAGCTCACCACTGGCGCGGACTGTCTGGCGAACTTCAAAGACCTCATTGGCGAACGCAAGTTTAACACGCTGTTCCCGATGCTAAACCCCATCTTGGACGGCGATTTGCGCAAGGCGTATCGAGGTGGGTACGTGTACGTTGCCCCACAATGGAAGAACGTTGTGATGGGTACGGGTATCCGGCTCGATGTGAACAGTCTATACCCGTGGGCTATGCGTGAGAACGTGATGCCGTTCGGCAAGCCCAAGCGAGGGAAGGGCAAGCCCAAGCCAACGAAAGAGTATCCGCTATGGGTTGGCGAAGTGACCTTCACCGCGAAGCTCAAGCCGGGCAAGCTGCCTTGCATCCAACCGAAAAGCGGGTTTTCATTCAACTCACGCGAGTATATCACCGAAACTGCGGAACCCTTGACCATGTGGTTTTGTAACGTGGACTGGGCGCTGATAGAGGAATCATACGATCTGACGGTGTACGAGTGGGGCGGGTACTACCTGTTTCACGGGCAACTGGGTATGTATGATGACTATATAGACACGGGCATGGTTGGCAAGGCGAACGCCACCAGCGCCGGGGAGCGTCAGAATTGGAAGCTGTGGCTGAACAACCTGTACGGCAAGACCGGCCAGAAAATCGACGTGACGGGCAAGCAACCGAAGCTAGGGCTTGATCATGTCGTGTCATACGTGCAGGGGAAGAAGGAACTGCGCGACCCCGTATATGTGCCGACGGCGGTATTCACAACGGCATACGCCCGCAACAAGACCATACGCACGGCGTGGCTGTTCGGCGATAGGTTTGCATACTGCGATACCGATTCCATCCACGCTGCCGGTACGGAGGTGCCCGAGGGCGTGGAGGTACACCCCACGAATCTGGGGGCGTGGAAGCTCGAAGCCACGTTTACACGGGCTAAGTTCCTGCGTTGCAAAACATACGTTGAAGATGTTATAGTGAGCGGGGACGAAACCAAGCTAGAGTTCACATGCGCGGGTATGAGCGAAGGGCTCAAATCGGTTATGACGTTTGATGACTTCGCGCCCGGCTTCACCACCGATACCCGACTTGGTGAGGTGAAGCCGCAATACCTCGATCAGCGTTTGTGGAAGCTGGTGCCGAAAAACGTAGTAGGCGGCGTGGTTCTCGTGCCAAGACCATTTACCATACACCCATAGGGAAGGAGGTGAGTAATATGGCAGAATTTTTAGGTCAGTTTGACTGGGTGCTGTTCGTCATCGCGCTGGGGTTCATGGCGTTTGATATCCTTAGCGGGTTCATGGCGGCGGTTATCAATCATGAGGTTAGTTCAACCGCTATGCGTGTCGGCATCCTTCATAAGTCCGTTCTGGTGTTGGTTATCATTTTCGCTATGCTGTGCCAGTTGGCGGCCCAACGTTTGGGGTTGCCCGCTGGGTTCGATGCCCTGTATCCTGCGGCGTGTCTTTTGATTGTGACTATGGAGATTGTAAGCGTGTTGGAGAACATCGAAAAGACCGGCGCAATCGACGGGGACAAGCTAGATCATCTGTTTGGAAACCTAGACAAAGGGGGCGAAGATGGAAGGGACGAACGAGGAAATTGATCAGACGTGGGAAATGGAATCAACCATAGTTAGGGGGTAGCAGTGGCTACCGGTACAGATATCATCAACTTTGCCCGCTCGAAGATCGGCCAGTTCTATTACACGAACGATCTTGACGCGCGCGCAAACCCCGAAGTTTCAGGCGGCACCGATTGTTCGGGCTTCGTGCAGTACGCTTATCGCACCGTTGCCGGTGTGGAGGTTGGCAGTTGGACGGGCGCACAGTCAAGCGCTGGCCGCGAGATAGCCCGAGGGGCGTACCCCAATCAAATACCGTGGGACTCGCTCCAACCCGGCGACCTCATTTTGATGGGGGCGAACTACCCCGGCGATTACACGTTCGCCCACTATGATACCCATGTTGAACTGTACTGCGGCGGGGGCACCATGATAGGGCACCCCGGCGGGTACGGCCCGCAGGAAAAGCGGGCGCAAGCGTGGATGGAAGCATACGGCTGTACCGCGTGGATGGTGCGCCGAGTGCTTGAGGGTTCGGCCCCGCTGCCGTATCCCGTGCAGCCCAGCGACGAGGTGGGCTATTACGCCTACACCCTCGATGGGTGGCTGCCCCGTATGAACGGTTGGCACGACACCGGGGGCAGCGCGGATACCTACGCCGGTAACGGCAACTATATAAGGTATCTCGCCATCGACATGCCGGGGTGGTATCAGGTGTACACCCAATCGAATGGGTGGCTGCCGCCCGTGTATCGCTGCGACACCGCCGATTTTGAGAACGGGTGCGCCGGTGACGGTTCCCCGATCATGGCGGTGCGGTGCTACTACGAAACCCCCGACCCTAACGCGACGGGGTGGCGCGGCATCGAATACGCCGTGGCGAACGCCGGTAGCGGCTTCCTCCCTAACATGATCGACCTGCGGGACACGGGGGGTTCTGGTGATGACTTCGCCGGTAACTTCAACCCCATCACGGCGTTTCGGGCGCGTCTCGTATCTGTTTGAAATTGAGGGTTGCGGGGTTTCTCGGGATGGCCTATACTGGCATTGTCCGAGAAGCCCCGTTTGGGCTGTGCCAGTAGTGTAAAGAGGGACGCCCGGGCCTTACGGCCCCCCTCGCACGGCGCTAGGCGGCGCTTTGAGTACGGCGCGGGTGACTTCCGGCAAACCCCATGGCCCACCGGAGCACCCAGAGTGCATAAGGTGGGCCATATTTATTGAAGGGAGTGCCATGACGTTAGAGGAAATTGCCGAGCTGTTGGGTACGTTCGAGGGCACCGAGGAAGCGGTAACCGCACTCGGGGAGTTCGGACGAGTGAGCGAGGGCGCGAACGCGCGCATTTCGGAACTCGAAAATGCCCTTGCCGAGCTTGAGAACAAGTACACGGCGACGGCGGCCCGAAACTACGAACTCATGACGGCGGCGACCGCTGCGGCCGACGTTGTGGAGGATGACGAGGAAGCAGCGACCGAAGCCGACGATGACGGCGACATTTCCGATCTGTTTGAGGAGCGTGCCTAATGGCAGTTAAAACCGCAGTAAAGGCCACGAACGAGGCCATCATCAACAAGGTGCGCGTGAATGCGTCTCTTGGGTATCAGGAGCGCATCCCGGTTGTGACCCGCGCCAACCTTGCCCGAACGCTTGAGCAGTTGCAGAACTATGAACCCCTGTGGAACGAGTTCATCAGCGTTCTTGTCAACCGCATCGGCCTGACCCTGTTCAACACCAACAGTTTCACGAACAAGCTGCGCCCCCTCAAGTCGGGTGCGATGAACTACGGTGGCGTGATGCAGGAGATCGGCGCGAACCTGCTCAAGGGTGAAGCGTATGACCCCAACGCTACTAACGTGTTCGACGCGCCGAAACCTGACGTGGAAGTTAACTACCACGTCATCAACCGTCGCGACGTGTACCCCATGCGCCTGAACGAAGATTTGCTTTCGGAAGCCTTCCTTAACGATGGTCAGCTTCAGGCGTTCATGAATGCCATGCTGGCGCTTCCGCAGCAGTCCGACGAGTGGGACGAATACCTGATCATGCGCGGCCTGCTCAAGAAGTATAACGACATTGACGGGTTCGCGAACTATCAGGTTCCCGACCTCGCCACGTCCACCGATCCCGAGGGCGACGGCAAGAAGATCACCGAAATGGTGCGTCAGGTGTACCTGCAAACTAAGGACTTCTACAACAAGGCGTACAACGCTGCGGGCATGGACGTGACGAGCGGCGAACTGATCTTGCTCGGCACCCCCAAGTTCTTTGCGCGCTTGGACGTCAACGTTCTGGCGAGCGCGTACCACATGGACAAGGCGGACTTCTTCGCCGACCGTACCATCATCGTGGATGACTTCGAGATTCCGGGCGCGCAGTGTATGCTGCTCGATCAGGACTTCTACAAGGTCATGGACACCAAGCTCAAGACCACCACGATTTACAACCCCCGTGCTGACGAATGGGTGTACTACCTCCATCATCAGGGTATCTACTCCGCTTCGCGTATGCGTAACGCCATCATGTTCTCTACGGCTGCGGACAACATTCAGATCGGCACCCCGGCCACGGTTTCGAGCGTCGCCGCTGCCCTCGCCACGCCGGTCACGGGTAACAAGGTTCTTGAGCCGGGCGCGCAGATTCCGCTTGCTGCCACGGTGACGTACTCCGACAACACGACGGACAATGCGGCGTTCTGGGTTCTCACCGCTTCGGGCGAGACGGCCCCCGACGGCACCACCACGACGAAGCCGAACGTGATTCTGCCCGACACGGGTACGTTCGTTGACCGCATGGGCGTTCTGCATATCGCCGAGGGCGCAACGTACACGAGCCTGACGGCCACGGCCTACGCTGCCGCCGACCCGACCAAACTTGCGAACCTTGTTTTGGCTCCGGTTGACGCTGCCGCACCGGCCAACGAGGAAGTCAAGTAGTGTCCGGGTTCACCCCGATCAGTTGGCCCACGGAGTCCCAAGTAACCCTTTGTCGGGTGCCTTGGGACTTCTCCTATCGCGACGTTGTGAGGTTTGAAAGCCCCGCAGCGCGCGACACTTGGTTTTCGGGGCAAGTGTCTAACTCGATCACTATAGGCAAAATGACGTACCTCAAGCCCAATGAGCCGATCATGGTTAACCTGCCCTACTCGGAAGCGTACACCTATAACTATGTGGTGGTGCGTAACCCCGAGTTGCCCGTACCCGGCGAAGCTACGCCGCCGGTGCTGTATTACTTCGTGACCTCCGTGGCCTACGTCGCGCCGAACACCACCGCGCTTGAGCTTCAACTAGATTGCTTCCAAACCTACTGTTTTTCGTTGGAGTTCGGAAGCTGCTTTGTGGAGCGCGGGCACGTGGCGATGCAAGCCGTCATCAACTCTACGCCGGATAAGAACCTTGCGAACCTGCACCCCAAGACCGTGCGAAAGTACCTGACCGCTGCCGAGGGGTTGGACATTGGCAACGAATATCTGGTGTGCAACCATGAGTATATTGACCTGACCTATCCCGACCGGAACCCGATGCGGGTTATCATCATGAGCACCACCGATCTTGCGGCGGCGTGGGGTACTGCTTCCGCGCCCTCCCTGACCACTGCGGACGGCCAAAAGATCGACGGGCTTATTTCGGGGTGCAACGTGTACAGCATGACCACAACCAACTTCAAGTTGTTTATGGACAAGATCAGCGATGCGCCGTGGGTCGCCAAGGGTATTATCAGCATGACCGCATTTCCGGGTGCGCTGCTCACGGATGGCCCAGATGTTACGCTGGGAGGGGTGCCCGCGCACTTTCTAGGCACCACCCCCGACGAGGGAGTTTACCACACGACTAGCAACGTGTATACCCAACTGATGAACGGTATCCCCAACCGCTACGCCGCGCGCCTGTGGAAGTTCTACACGTTCCCATACACGACTATCGAACTGACCAACCACACGGGGCAAAGCGTCATCCTCAAGCCGGAACTGCTCGGCGACCCCACGATTCAGATCAAGAACATTTCGTGCGCCGCGCCGCCCCATATCCGGTTCGGTTTCTTCCCCGCGAACTACGGGCGAAACGATATCAACACGGTGCCGCCGGATATCAGCTATTCGTACTCTAACATGGACTGGCAGGGCACCGGCACCATGCCCGCATCGTTCTACCTCGATAACTGCGTGTGGTATCAGAACATGCCCCAGTTCGCCATTGTGAACGATGGGTTTCTCACCTATATGGCATCTTCGGTTCACGGGCGCGAGTACAGCTATCAGGCCGCCGGGTGGGGGTTGGCGAAGTCCAACGCCGGTACGCAGCTCACGTTCGACCAGGCACAGGCGACTTTAGCCAATAATCAGGCGAATCAGGACATCAACAACATCGCCACCGTGGGGCACATGGCGGTGAACGGGGTTTCATCGCTCGCATCCGGCAACGTCGGCGGGGCCATTGGCGGGGTGCTGAACGGCGGCATAGACCTCGTTTCGGGCAACATGCAGTTTCAAAACAATCAGGCGTTGCAAGGCCAGTTCGCCTCGCAAAACGCCGATCTTGCGAAGTGGGCGCAGCGCGGCGATTACGAAACGCAGATTGCCGGAATCAACGCGACCGTGCAGGATGCCGCTTTGACGCAGCCGTCCCAGTCGGGCCAGGCCGGGGGCGAGGGCTTCAACCTTGCGAACGGCATCATCGGGCTTGAGGTGCGCTTCAAGACGCTCGACCCGAACCACGCGGCCATCATCGGCGAGTATTGGTATAGGTACGGGTACGCGGTGCGCGAGTTCTTGACCCCGCCGAACGATTTGAAATGCATGACCCTGTTCACGTACTGGAAAATGAGCGAAACGTACCTGATCGTCGCCAACGCCGACGAGGGCGTGAAGGACGTTATTCGAGGCATCCTGGAAAAGGGCGTGACGGTATGGACAAGCCCTGACTATATTGGTAGGGTGGACATGGCGAACAACAGCGCGCTTCCCGGCGTGCTCTACTAGGAGGCGACCTATGCCGAAACCGCTTAAAATGGAGGACTTCATCGAGCTGCCTGATGTGGATGAAATGCAGTTCGGGCGCAACTACATCCGCGAATTGTACACCCCTAGCGAGGGGTACGATATCGTGCAATTCCAGTTTTGGAGGGACTACCTGCGCTCGATAGCCATGAGCGCGTTCGAGTGGGAGCACGTGCCCGCCGGAATCGACGTGCGCGCCATGGAGTACATCGCGCTCATGTTCGGGCAGGGTGCCATGTTCACGGACGAGGGCGGCCATCTGTTCGCACAGGCGGCCCCCTCGAACATGATCAATATGTACTACAACCCCAACGAAATACGCCTTGTCGCCCCCAACGGGCAGACGTGGACGCGCCACTGCGAAACGTGGGTTCTCACGCCCGACAACGGCGGCGAACCCATCATCATGGATAGGGATGCGGTCATGCTGTTCGACAACATGTTGCGCATGCCTCTTGACAAGTACATCCGCAACTATGCCCGCCGCTTGGCGACCATCGACCGCATCATTGACGTTAACGTGGGCGCGCAGCGCACGCCGTGGACGATGATTGGTCCCGAGGAATCTAGGGGCACGCGTAAAGCCATCATCAAAAAGCTGCTCGCCAACGACCAGTACATTTCATTCAATGATCAGGACATCAACGCGATGCAGGGCTTGTCTGTCTTGCAAACCGAAGCCCCCTACGTCGCGGGGGACCTCATGGACACCAAAAAGGCCATCCTCAACGAGGCGGTAACCCTGGTCGGCGTGGACAACACCAACCAGGAGAAACGCGAACGTATGATCGATGCGGAGGCGACGGCCAACAACGAACAGATCATGGTGATGCGCCGCTCGCGCCTCGAATGCCGCCGCGCGTTTTGCGAGCGGGCGAACGTCGTGTTCGGCCTCACGGGTGATGATCGCATGAGCGTTAAATGGGGCGTGCCACACATGCGAGAACAGGCTGCGCTCGACAGTGGAGCGGTAAACGACGAGTTGAGGGGAGACGAAAACGATGCTGACTACTGATGCGGCACCGACCCTGTACGATGTGGTCAACCTTTACGGCGAGAACCTGGGCGAAAGCCTGGCGACCTACCCTATATGGGACGAGGCTAAACGCGAGTGGTTGAACGGGCGAATCTACAATCATTTCGCCTATCGCCAGATCGCGCAGGACACGCCCGCCTTGTTCCTGTTCTACCTT